CACATCGAAACAGAAAATGCTGGACAATCACTATGGGTATAGTGTGGGAGGAAATGCAACTCCTCCTGCTGTGCGCCAAACATACAATCAATTGGCATCTGCTTATTCTCAGCGAATGGGGGTGCAATATCCGTTTAAAATAGTGCAGAAACGACAGGTACTGCGCAGCAGAAAATCAATGTGATGGAAAGAAATGAGATTTCCATATCCGAATTGGAGGAGTATTTCGATGGCAAAAAGCATCGAGCAGGGTATAAGCAATGCGTGAAATTGTATAAGGATCTAAAAGTTCATGCAGATGGGGAATTTCCCGAACATCTGATCCATGAGCGCAGACCAAATGAGAGCGCACGCATTCAGAAATATCGCAGAGATGTGTACAAGGCAATCACAAAATCTGTGGTGCAGAGGGTACTCACATCGCTCACAAAAATCCGCAGATCGGTTGATTGGGGAATAATCCATCCGATTGAAAAATATCCTGATTCAATACCAGCACAGGAGCGGTTGAGTTATTACACAGAAAAAGCATTCCCAAAGGTTGAGAGTTTTGAAAATTGGTTGTTTACGATTGCATTCAGAAACTACATCCTCGATGCAAATGGAGTGGTGTTGTGGCTGCCATACAATCGCGATGCTGCTGAGAATGAATATCTGCAACCTGTTCCGATGATTTTCAACTCTGATTGCGTGCTGGAATATGAACCGAACGAGTTGCTGATTGCGAAGATTGACAGCTACAAAAAAGATAAACGAGAGCAGAAATTCATAACCGCAGATCAGGAGCGCATTCAGAAATGGCAGAGAACGGATGGAGGATATGAGATGATGTGGGAGTATGAACATCAACTCGGCATGATGCCAGCATTTGTGTTGGGAGGAATGTATCGCGAAAATGTTGGATACGACATCATCAGAGAATCTCGTATATCTCCGATGCTGGAGCGATTGGATGAAGCAGCGAGAGAGTACAGCGATATGCAGGCAGAAGTTGTGCAGCACATCCACAGCGAGCGATGGCAATGGGCAACACAAAACTGCACGAAATGCGCGAATGATGCAGGTGTTTCAACAGGTTTCATCAATGATGATAAGAACAAAAAGAAAATCACCTGCCCATCATGCAATGGTGCGCGAACAGTTGCAGGATCTCCGTATGTGAACATGGTTGTGCGACCATCAAAGGAATCGATGGGAGAGCAGGCAGCACCAATTCCTCCTGCTGGATATATCACAAAGGATACCAATATCGTTGAGATACAGGATCGCAGAATTGATGAGCATATCTACAAAGCACTCAGCGCAATCAATATGCAATTCCTCGATCAAACTCCGCTCAACAACTCAGGGAAAGCGAAAGAGGTTGATCGTGATGAGTTGAACAATTTCGTGTATGGAGTTGCTCACGATATGGTGAGGATTGCGAAACTCTCCATGCGCATTATGGGAGAATACAGGCACAATGTGATCATCAAAGATGCTGCACTCAGAATGGCATTGCAACCTGATATCAGAGTACCTCAGAAATTCGATTTGCTCTCATCATCATATCTCGCAGATGAGATTGCAGCAGCAAAGGCAGCAAAAATGAATCCTGTTGTGATTGCTGCGCTGGAGCGAGAGTTTGCTGCGAAGAAATTTTACAATGATCCTGCTGTGCGCGATATGCTCGTGTTGGCAATGGAGTTGGATCCTCTCGCTGCCATCACAGAGGATGATAAGATGCTGAGAAAGGCAAACAAGGGAATCACAGAAATTGATTACATCATCAGCAGCAACATCACAGAGATGGTGCGTGATGCAATGCAGGATGAGAAATTCCAAACATCCAGCAGGGAGGAGCAGCTCGCAATACTCCGAAAGATGGCAGAAGATAAAAGGAAAGCAATCAATGCTGCTGTTGTTGAAATTGCAACTCCTGCAACCTGATGCCAGCAGAGAAACTGATCAATCAGCTATTCAACACGATCACAGGAGCGGTTGATTCCTTTGATTCGAGCATTCCTGCAATACAGCAGGATATGCTGGATGAGGTATCTCTCCTGCTGAAAGATTTGGATCTCACATCAGGCAGGATTGCACCATCGGTTGCCAACCTCCGCACAGTTGCGAAAGCGCAGGGAAAGTTGGAGCGGATTGTGCTGGAGAATAAAGAGTACAAAGATCAGGTTGCATCATACATGGATGAGTTTGGAAAGATATCCGATCTCAATGCAGGGTATTTCACAGAGTTGGAATCCAAATTCAAACCATCATCTCTGCTGCGCGAAATGGAGAAACAATCCATTTCATCAACGATTGAATCATTGACAGGTGCAGGCATCTCCAGCAATGTTGCTGATCCTGTGTATGATCTCATTAGGCAGAATGTAACCACAGGAACAAAATACACTGATCTCGTGAAATCGCTCTCTGATTACATCAAAGGACAGGGAGAAACATTGGGATCGTTGGATCGATATGTGAAGCAGATCACAACGGATGCGCTCAATCAATTCTCAGCGAATTACATGGAAATTGCTGCATCTGATCTCAATCTCAAGTGGTATCAGTATAGTGGTGTGAGAATCGAAACCAGCAGAAAATTTTGCGTTGCTATGATGCGCAAAAAGCATTATCACAAAGTTGAAATTCCTGATTTGATCAAAGGCAGATTCCCACAATTCGCGCAGGCAGGAGGTAGCATCTATCAAAATACAGGATTGCCACATGGCATGGTGAAAGGCACAAATGTTGAGAATTTCCAAATCTATCGAGGAGGATATAACTGCCAACATCAGGCAATACCTGTTGCGGAGAGTAGTGTACCTGCAAAAACTCGCAGAGCGGTATATGCGAAATACAACATACCAGCGAATGAGAAAGGGTTTGCGGATCAGGGTGGTGCTGTTGCAACTCCTCCAGCGAGAGAGAAAGCACCTGCACCTGTTGTGAAACTCGGAGGGCAGAAAAAGTATGATGCATTAATGGATGGCATCAATCCAAATGCAGCGAGGTTGGTGATGATGAAACCGAAACCTCAAAAAATGAGGAATCTCAATAAAGGATCATCATACTCTCCAACATTTGCTGATTCACAGGGGAGGATGGGTGATTTGATTCTCAGCAAAAGCAGAACACAACCAACATTCCTGCATGAGTATGGGCATCATTTAGATTATTCATGGGACAGATCAAGAGCATCAAACAATGATTATGGAATCTACATCCGTAGTGTTGATGATGATTTCAAGAAAGCAATCCAAAAGGACAAGAAATACAGCGCAACATACATCTCCAAAAAGGCAAAAAAGGAGGGAATCACATCAGATGATTTTCTGAAAAAACTCGGAGCAGAATGGGACAATGAAACATATGGAAAGGTATCAGATATCATGGATGCATTCGTAGATGGAAAGATGTATGATAATCGATGGGGATGGGGACATGGAGCAAAGTATTACAAAAACAAGTATGCTGTTGAGAATGAGGTTTTCGCGAATATGTTCACAGGATACAGCACAGGAGGCAATATGTGGAAAACTGTACAGGAGTATTTCCCAAACACATCCAAACTCTTTGCAGAGATAGTTGAAAACGAAATCAAATAGCATGAAAGAATTGAGAGAAGCAACTCAGGAATACATTGATGCATTCGGAAAACAACCAAAAATCATTGGGATGTTTTTTGATGATCCTGAGAGAGTTGCATCGAATTTGCGCGATGCCATCAAAACAGGTGAGGAGTATGATGAGTATCTGATGCTCTCGGAATCAGACAGGAAAAAGTATGATGAGGGGATGCTGCTTTTTTGATGTGTTGTTTTTTTTCGCGATGGTGTAATTTTGTATCTGATCAATTAAACTGATAAGAAAATGCCGCAACTCGGAAAACTACTCACAGAAATGCTCGTTAACTCAGGTTACAACATTGAGGCAGACAATGATGCTCTCGGATCACTGCTCGCTCTCGATACAGATGTACCTGATGATATCGCAACATCTCTGAAATCAAATCTCCTCACTCTCGAATCAGCGAAAAACAATCCTGACATCAAAAAGCATTTCACAGCGCAAGCATTGAATACCATTGATACAGGGTTGTATGAGTATGCTGATGAGTATGGGAAATTATCTGATGATCAAATTGCTGAAATCAAAGCAGAGAAATCATCATACAAAAAAATGCGCATGATGCTGGATGCGCTGCGTAATGCGCAGCAATCAGCACCAGCAGGAGTGGATGATGAAACGAAATCCAAACTCGCAACTCGCAAAGAGGAAATCGAGAAACTCCAGCGCGAAATTTCCGAAATAAAGGCACAACATGAGCAATCTCTCTCTCAGGTCAGATCAGAGGCACAGAATAGCATTCTGAATTATGCCATTGATATGGAGTTGAGTGGAAAAGATTACGCTCAGTCAGAGTTGGATAAATCAACAAACATCCTGATTGCTCGGCAGATCATTGATAAACAACTCAATGAGATGGGAGCAAAGGTTGTGAGCGATGGCAACAACTCGCTGCGTTTGGTTCGAGCGGATGATCCTGAGATGGAGTTCATGCGTGAAAACAAGAAACTCACATTCGGCTCTCTTGCAGATTCAATTCTCGCAGAGAAAAAACTTTTGAAAACGTCTGCTCCAGCGAGCGGAAACAAACCAAACACAATCATCCCAAAATCAGCACCTGCAATGGTCAATGAGAGCGTAACTGATCTGTATGATCGGCAGATCGCAGCAATGACAGGAGCAGCAACTGTTGAATGAGGGATCTCTAAAAAATAGAAAACATGGGATTTGCTCCTTTTTTATTAGTACATCTGAAAATGCTCCTTGAGCAGAATTACACAGGCATCAAAATCACTCCGAGTGGTTTTCTCAAGATGCTTATTGAAAACAATCCATCCATCAACATCACATCTGTGAATGGTGATTCAATTAACGGATTGAAAACATCCACAGCGAGTGGACAGATTCGTGAGGTGAAATACAAGTATCTGCCTCGAATCACTCCGCAGCAAATAGCAGATGAGGATAACTGCGATAATGATTTTGGTTTCCAATACTCAGAGGGCAGGCTCAATACTCCTCTTTTTTCGAAAGCAGGATTCCAAGTTGAATGGGATTTTATTGAGCGATATGAGGCAGAAGCAGCGAGAGCGGTTCAAATGGGTAATCCATCAACTCCAGCATTGCAGGAGATGGTTGATCAGCTAATGCACGTAGTGAACGGAATGGTGAACAACATCAATGGTAAGTTGCTCACATCTCTCTCTTTCGGTGTAAATGCATCCACAGGATTATCAACTGCGAAAAATATCAACATCAATAAAGATGGTAATGTGTACGATCTCAGCGATGGTGTCACAGAAATCCTATCTGATGCAGCATTCAACGAGTTCGTTGGATCTCCTTTGATCGTTGGTGCTGGCTTGATGAACAAATTCGAGTTGAGCAAAGCAGCCACAGGATTGAATGGTGGAGGTTTGAATCGAGGTGCGCAGGCAGGATATGAGTGGTATTATGATATCGTTTCCGAGTCGGTTCTTGGTTCTAATATAATCGGAGTATTCTCGCCAAAAACTATTGGATTCGTGGATGTTGATAAGTACATCGGGTGGAAAACAGGAAAGTTCGGAAACTCGTGGTTTGCACAAATCATGCTACCTGTTGAAAGCGGAGTTGAGGGATCGCCTGTGATGATGCCATTCAACCTGCAAATCCAAGAGGTTGATTGTCCAACAGAGGGATACGATGGGTATGAATTTCGCTCAATGGGCAGAGGGTACAAAATTATGATCTCGAAGAATTTCGGATTGTTCCAACAGCCAACTGATGCATATCAGGCAGGTGATAGATTGGCAGGTACTAACGGATCCCTGTTGTACAGAGTAACAAATGATTGTGATTCTTGCTCACCATTTGGAGAACCTGCGGAAGGGGGTACAGAACCACCTGCTGATATTATATAAGGTATTGCAATTAGTAACCGAAAAGGGGAGGGTGAGCGATTGCTCTCTCTCCTCTTTTTTTTAATCAAAAAGCATCACCATATGGATTGTTTCAAAGGATATATCGGATTGCGAGGTTGCAATTCAATTGAACCAGCATCAGGAATGTACATCAACGATCTCGAGGGAATTAATCTCGAAAACATTGAGCGCATATCCGATGGTGATCAGCGCACATATGTGAATGTGTGGAGAGATGTTGAGAATCGAGGTTTGAAGAAATTCACAAACCTGATCACAGCATATTTCAGAACGAAATACAGAATCAAAAAACTGCTCGATCGTTACTATTTTGGGCAGTACAAGCAGGAAACAACAACTGCTCCAGCATCGGAGTTCAGAGGAATCGAAATCAAACTCAATCCTGATCAAACGGATGCAGAGATTTCACCATTCATCACATTTCAATTCACGCACCTGCAATTTTGGGCAACAGCAGATGCAACCATTGATTTCAAAATCATCGATCTCGAATCGCGTGATGAGTTGTGGGCAGAGAGTATTGATGTGGTTGCAGGGCAATGGAATGATGTGAATGCGCAATTCACAGCACCAGCATTGCAATTCACTCGCAGAATTGGATTCGTTTATGATGCAACATCAGTTACCTCCGCAGATACGTTTCTATCTCAGGATACAGGATCAGATGATTGCTGTGATGGAGGATGGGTGTGTGGATGCGGATGCAATTTGAGTGGTTGCTGTGAGGCAAAAATCAGAGGCATCAGAATTGATGCCGGCACACTCGATGAAACGTATGCTGTGAATAACACATTTGCATTGAGGGGTTTCTCATCGCTGCGCTGCTCATATGATGGTTTGCTGTGTGCAAATCGCGATCTCTTTGCAGTTGCGCTGTGGTACTATCTCGGAGCGGAGATGATGCGTGAGAGGATGCATTCCTCGCGTATCAACAAATTCACAACTGTGGACAGGAACAAAGCAAAGGAATTGAAAGAGGCATTTGATGAGGTATGGCAGATGGAGATGGAGGTAGTGGTTGATGCCATTGATCTGAATGCAGAGAATTGCTGCATTGAATGCACTCCATTGGTAGGATATGAGGAAACGCTGCTGTGATATTGATTGAGAACATAGATGATCAAATCACGAAACTCCTGCAAAAGTTGCAGGATGTATCTCCTGCATCTCAGGTCGGCTCGCAGATAGTACGCACAGTTGCATTCACGCACATGGCAGAGATGCGAGAGCGAATCCAGCAGAAAGGTCAGAGTGCAGATGGTGGTGATATAGGCACATACAGCACCAAACCGATATATGTTCCCATTGATCAGATGGTTGGCAAGAGATTGCAGCCAGAGGGAAAAATGTTCAAAGGTAAACGCAGAAAGGTATTTGCTCGCGGAAAAAAAGCAGGGCAACCTCACACATCGAGATACTTTGCTGGCGGATATAATGGATACAAAACCGAAATCGGCAGGAATATGCTCGGAAAGGTGAACCTCACTCTATCAGGTCAATTGATGAATCAGATGCGCATATTCCCGACATCGAAAGGATGGGGAACAGGATGGACAAATTCGCAATTCACTGATCGCGCATATGGTTTCCACAAGAAATACGGAAAAACAATCTTCGGTGCATCTCCACAAGAGCGCACGAGAGCGGTGAAACTCGCAGCAAAATTGACAAACGATGCCATTTCTAAGAAAGCAAATTGATCTGATCAACAATCACCTGCGCGAGCAACTGCTCCAGCAGCAGAGATTTTCAAACCATCTGCTCGCAGGTTTGGCAGAGAAATCCATTGAGCAAACAGAGGGAGGTGAGTTGAGATTTCCTGTGGAGGTGATTGATGGAGATGCGCGATCACTCGTAATTGATGATACATATGATGTGATGATCTATCACATCGCTGCTGGAAACAGCACCATTGAAAGTGATATCTCATCATTCGGTGATGAGGTTGAATATACGGAGGAGCAACCGATGAGATTGATTGCATTCGCAAAAGGAATGCGGTTGAAACTTTCATCGGATCAATTCTCAACATTCCTTAATTTTACAATGCCAACAGAGTTGAGCAGAAATCAACTCGCTGGAATACACATCGACAAATCGAGCATCCGAGAAACAGGCATCAATATGGATCCTGTGGCAGTTTTCAATGAGGAGTATGCTGGAGTGGATTTTCCGCTCGATCACAGCGATATTCTGATTTCAATCAACTACACGATCACATCGAGATTCCGAAAGCAATGCATCGATATCTGTGATTGCTAACGCAATAATACATCCAAAAAAAAGAGTTTTAAAGACAGAAAAAATGGCAACAGGATATTATCCAAACACTTGTGATGCAGTTGTACCTCCACATACCTGCGATCCATGCCTACCTCGCGAATTTGGAAGGGTTCGAGCGGTGGCATTCATAAAATCAGAATATACATTCCTAAATCCCGAATCTCAACTCGAATGGGAAACAGCAATTCAGAACGGAGATGTGATTCTCATTCCCGAAGTTCATGGACAGTTTCCCGAACCATCAGAACAGATGGGTACAGGATATGGAGATACAGTTGAAACATTGCTCGGTTATGAGTTCACGCTCACATACTATGATCGAAACTATGCCAGCAACTGTGATTTCTATAATGCGTTGCAGGGGCAGCAATCATACAGATTGATGTACAAAAGCGAATCTCTTGGGCATTTGACCAGCGCAACAGTCACAGTGATCCCGAAAGCACCAATTGAGGATGATCTCAATGCAGAGGTTGTGTGGATGGTACAGGTGAAGTGGAAAGACAATTCTCATGCCTGCCCATTTGCATTCCCATCAGAGGTGCTTAAATGCTATGAGTTGGGGGAGTAATTGGTGATTGCATCTGTTCCTATGCGATCACTGATTCGGAGGTGAAAGCATCACTAAATCCAACAGGTTTGAATTTCACAATTCCAGCCAGCGATGGAGGTGATGCAACCTCCACAGGAACACTCACAGAGATTCAATGGAATATTGATGAGTATCAGAGCGGTTCGCAGATTTCTCAAACAAATGGCAATCTGAATGCTGGAGATCCTGATGCGTTTGTTTCGTTTACAAATGGAGCAGCAACATACATTGTGCGCACCACATACATATATGATGATGGTGCAGCTATTACCACCGTAATTCCATTTGAATTGGATGGGGGAGGAGTTGTGCGATCAGTATCATGGGCATCTCCTGATTTCTCGCTCACCTGCCGATATGCAGATATTCAAGTTAATGGATTGAATGTTCCAGCAGGTAGATTGTATGTTCCTTTATGGATTGATGGCAATCTCAACATCCTCCAATATGGGCAAACATACACAGGCAACATTCCTGATCAAGCAATTTCAGTACCAATTAACATTGGTTTTTCCGTTGGTTTGGATGTTGCTCAATGGAGTGATTTGCCATCAATCATGAATAGTTGGGAAATCGCTTCATTTGGTTGCAGAATGATTGAATGCTGATGTTTGAGCAATTGACAAAATCGGATGCGAGGAAAGTGATTGTAGCAATATCTCTGATAGCTTTGATTGCTTTCCTCATTCTGATTTTCACATGTGAGATTCCGAACAACAACAAGGATCTCGCATATGTGGTGGGTGGTGCATTCATTGGATCATGCATCTCCAGCATTTTCAACTATTATTTCGGCTCATCGCAGGGATCTGCTGATAAGCAACAACAACTCAACACAATGATGAGAAATGAGAGATGAGCGATGCAAATGAGAAATCGGTAAATCTGCTGATGGAGGGAGCAAAGGTGCTTATACCTTTCGCGATGGCAATGTGGGCAATATTCAATGTAAGTGCAGGAGCGCAGGAGCAGCGAGCGGTTATGCAGCAGGAAATATCTCAGGCAGCAAAGGAGCGAGCGGAGCTGAAAGGTGAGAATCAGGCATTGAAAAATCAGGTGCAACTCAATACCATCACACTCACAGAGGTGAAAACGGATCTCAAGTATATCAAAGACTCACAGCAGGAAACGCTCGATCTCCTCCGTTCTCTGATGAGAGATAAATAATGATTAACTTTTCATTACCTCCGAGCGGTTTCCGAAGGTTGTTTTACGACATCGAAACCTCTCCAAATGTGGGGTTTTTTTGGAAATCAGGATATGGCATCAACATACCTCCTGATAATATCATCCGCGAGGCAGCAATCATGGTTATTTGTTGGAAATGGGAGGGGCAGGAGCAGGTTCATTCAGCAACATGGGATGATGATCAAA